TAAGCTACGGGTTTAGAATGGAGGTGGAGAAGCCAGTGTATGAATTTGAGCAAATTGAATTTTGCCAATCTAATCCAATGTACGATGGTGTCACCTGGAAAATGGTGCGCAACGTCTTAGCATGTATGAAGAAAGATGCAATTTGTTTGCAACCGATCACCAACAGCAAGGCACTTAAGAAGTGGTTAGGTGCCGTTGGTGAGTGTGGGTTAGCACTCAATGCAGGAATACCCGTATTGCGAAACATGTATAAGGCAATGTTGCGTGTTGGGAACAACACCAGCAAGAAGTACAAGGAAACCGTGTTCAAGGGCTCCTCCATGATGGAAAGGATGAGCAACATAGAACAGGCGGACTGGGAACCAACTAGTGAATCAAGAGCCAGCTTTCACCTGGCAACTGGCGTTACACCGTCAATGCAGCTCGAGTACGAAAAGTACTACGATGGTATGGAAATCAATACCACGCTCCACCCAGGGGGAGGCTGTAGTGTAGAGAATCATCCGATTCCCCTGATTGCACAGGCGCCACTAATATTTACTTATTAGATATGCAACGACAAACAACCAAATCGAAGGTGGTGCCGACCACCAAACCCAAACCTAGAAAACAACTCAAGAAGGTCCAGCAGAAGACCGTCGATGAGGATATCCTTTCGTATTACCTAGCACTCGCTGATCCCTTTCACGAAGGCGCCCGTGGAGCGAAAGTCCCTGATCAATTCTCCTGCCCAACCATCACACAAACCATTCGCGCCAGTCTCACAGCAACCGCTGACGCGAGCGGAAACAGTCTAATCATCGTTACACCAAACCCTCTCGCATCCACGATTGCAGCGGCAGGTGACCTTAGTGATGCAACACAGATTGTATTCGTAAATGGTTCAACGTCATCACCACGCTTTTGGGGTGTTGACAAAACTTCGTTCGCTGGTAAGCTCGACAACTACCGTGTTGTCGGTTACGGTGTGCGTATCACTGGATTGTCATCTATGACTAATTCCAGTGGTAAGTTCATCTTTGGCACATACCCAGTTAACACCAACTTTGTAACCAAGAACTTCACACTTGGTGGTGTAACACCAGCAACCAACGCTGCCTATACACCACAAGCGCTTTTCACTGAACTAGGTGTGCCATACAACGGCACAACCCAAATTCCAGGTGCACTCGTTAACTACCCAGGTAGCCGAGTGTACAGCGCTGTTGAAGCAAGCGAAAACATCATCGAATTGTGTCCTCGCATGAGCACACCCGCCGCATTGAATTTCAAACCATCACATGATAGTGTAATGGGTTTTGACTCGATCGGCACTATTGGAGGTGATTCAGAGTACCTGTCGATTGACGGCTATGAAGCTTGCTACATTTACTACACAGGGGGTGTTGCATCGACGTCAACTTTTGACGTTGAGCTGGTTTATCATCTCGAAGGTAAACCAAACATGTCCACTGGAGCATCCTCCGGGGTGTCCGCTATTCAACCATCCGCCAAACAGGCAGTTTCACCAGTGAAACCAATCGGGATGTTGAAAGCGCTCGAAGCTGCGGCGCGAGAACCAGTGGTTAAAACAGTGATCGAAACAGGAGCAAACTTTATCCATCCAATGTTGGGTCGACTAGCTAGCACCGTCTTGAGTCTTTTCTAGGCTCCATTCTACAAATCACACCGTGTAGTTCGTTGTGCTCTTGTACCCTCATACTAGAAGCACACGATCCACCGGTAGGGCCCT